TCTTCTGATTTACTTTTACGACCAGCATTTTTATTACCTCCGTTATTTTTTCTTCCATCCATAAATTAAACTATATTTTTTTTTATTTATTAAACTTATAACATTATACACATCCTCAATACTTAAATCAAACCAATCTCCCTTAACTCTTTTTTCAGTTAAAAAATTATGTATATAATTCTCTACATCATAACATTCATTGATTTTATCAATAAACAATAAATCAAATTTAATTTTATGAACACTATAATGTGATAACCTTTTATTAGGATTTTTTTGTTGAGTTACACCTATTTTTATTGTATTTGTTTCAGTATCTTTTATGATATAAATCCAACCACTATTATTACTTAATTGAAAAATATCACTATCTAATTGGCTCTTTATTTTTTCGTCTTTAATTAATTCCAACATAAAATCATCAACGTGCTTTTTAATCGCACTTGATAAACCACTTCCTTTCTTTCTACCAGCTCCAATACGAGAGCCACCTCTTTTTCTTTTATTTTCCATAATTAAATATAATCAAATAAAATCATTAATGATATATTTATATAATAAAAAAAACCTAACATTTTACTGCTAGGCTTTAAATTAATTAAATTAACTTTTCATCAAGTTGTTGAATCCAGTTTCTTAACATCTTTTTATTACAAGTGCAAGGCTCACTATATTTATGATTAAAATACTTTGAATGTAGTTTACACATTAGTTTAAAATCTTCATTTGACATTGTTGATGTTGTTCTTTGTTTTACACCTTGCCAAATAATTTTATCTTCTACCATTTTAAAACATTGTTAATTGTTGTTGATGTTGTTTAAGTCTTTTCATTGCTGCATTATAATATTCAGTATCTAATTCACAAGCAGTCAAGTCATATTTTAAGTTATGACAAGCAATTGCTATTGAGCCAGAGCCAAGATGTGTATCTAATATTTTATCTCCCTCTTTAGCATAATTCATTAAAAGCCACTCGTAAAGTTTTACTGGTTTTTGTGTTGGATGTATTCTTATTTCTTTATTTTTCATATCTTGTTGCATCATTCCACTCCACAACCATCTAAATATCTTTGAAGGTTTATTAAAACTATTCCAAGCCATTTCACAATCAGCAAAATCATTTGAATATTTATCTTGTGTTCTTTTATCCCAAATCAACCAACTTTTTGTTAATGGTAGATTAAAATAATTACCTCCAAATATTATTTGATTTTTAGATATTCTAAACAATTCTTTAAAATATTCATCTGTTGGTGTACTACTATCCCAATCTCCAACACTTGAATAATCTTTTCTTTTTGCAACACCACCCTTTGTTGATTGTGTGTAATTCATTTTATGGATATCAATTCCATAAGGAGGGTCAACAATAGCCAAGTCAAAGTGATTATCTTCATACCTTGCCATTAACTCCATATTATCTTCATTTGTTATTACCATAGTTCAATATCATTTAATTGTTCTTGTCTTTCATCACAACCACAATCATCTCCCCATATCTTTTTAACTATCCATTTGATACCAGCATAGTATGTTATTCGTTCTATTAAGTCTCCTAGTTTCATAATAGTAAATTTATTTTATTCAACAATCTGTTTTCTATCTCGTAAGTATCTGCTTTCATTTTAAAACAAGTGCCATTATCTCTATTTCTTACATCTCCTTCTTTATAGAAACAAGACTTTTTAATTAAGTTATCTTTTGTAATCCATCCACATATTTCTAACTTGTTTGTTGTTTTATTTAAGCTATTAAAAATATAGATATCACAATCAAATTCTTTCTGGAATCCAATAAAGTTATGTACAAAATAAGGTTTCATATCTACTGTCCTTCCCATTGTCTTAACGTCAATCTTTTTACCTTTATATCTCATATCAAAACCTCCATCAAAACCATTTTTGTATTTGTGTTTTAAACCAAAAACATCTTTAGTTATAACTTCTCCTAACAAACCAACAAACTGTTGCTCTCTGTTTCCATTTGCAGAATGTCTATTACCCATATTATTTTCAGATAAATAATCCCAGCATTTTAACTTTAACTCATAAGGGATGTTTAATATCATTCTTTTAGTTTTTCTTTTAGTCTGTCTTTTACTTTTCTGTATGTGTTGTATAAAGAATGGTATGTAATATTTGTTTTCTTTGATAGTTCTGTTATACTATATTCATCTTGTATTAAGTTATATACTTTTTTATCGTACCAATGTAACTTTTGTAGTTCTTGTTCAACAACATCATTTGCATCATAGAAATCAATATATTCTCCAGATTCTAAATCAAGCACCAAGTCTAAAGATATCTTGTTTTGTTTCTTCTGCTTATTCTTCATTTGTAAAAAAGTAGTGCGTAAAGTTAGATAGATATAATAATAGTTTACTTCATCTCCGTAGGCTATGTTTAAACCCTTTTTAAGCATCTTTCCGATAACAAGGTACATATTTGATACAATGTCCTCTGCTTCTTCTCTATTACACCCAAATTTTAATGTGGTATTTATCCACTTATTGTGAGATTCAAATATCTTCTCTAACATAGTATTGTGTTTGCAACAAAGTAATATAAATAAGTTAAAGTTTATTAAGTACTTATACTATTTTATTAACACTTTTGAAAAGGGTATAGTTACCCCAAGTACATAGAAATATATTTTTATTTGATTATCTCTCAACGTTTATGTATGAATGCATACACAATGATAAATAGTTACTAAATAAACATATAATTATATAATACTTTTAAAACGACATTTTACAAAATTTACACAACTATTTTTAAACTAATTAGAAAATTCATAAAGACTAATTAAAGTTTGTCTTAAAATATCTAAACATAATTCTTCTGGAACTTTAGATCTATTGTAGTTTCCCTTTAAACCTTGTGTTCCAGTTATGCTTCCTCTTGGTGCAGATTCGTGATGACATTTAATATTGCCATTATAACACATTGGTTTTGGTTTCCATCCTTTTTCATTAAACATATCAAATATATTGTTGCTCCATATATCTGTTGGTTTCATTCTGTTATCCCCATAACTGCAATACGTTATTGTTGTTCTTGGCAATCCTTTTACAACTTGTAGTTTTCTTAATTTACCTCTTGGATTCTCTATATACCAAAATTTAGGTTTTAATTCTTTTATAATATCTATTGTTTTTTGAACAAATTCAACTCCCAACAAAGCATTTTTTGATTTAGGTGTATGGTCTTTATTCCAATGCTTACCAATACTTGCAACTGAAAAATAGGTACAAGGCGGACTTGCCCAAATAACATCTGGTTTAAAAGTAACTTTTTTTATATCAAAGTTTAATATATCAACTACATAATCTATTTTATCAAAGTCATTTACATCACTACTAAAAACATCATAGCCTAAACTTTCAGCTGCATTTCCAATGCTTCTACTTCCAGCAAATAGTTCTAATAATTTTGGCTTACTCATTTTTTATATTAATTTACCAGTGCATACCATCCATTGACGTACTGCTTTCTATTACCTTACATTTGTCTTTACTTTTCCAATCCCAGCTCTTTTTCATTATGTTTATACGTTCAATAACCTCATCTATTTTATCTTCTGGTATATCTTGTAAAACTTCAAGAATAGGATTTGTTTTTATGTTGTCTTTTAAATCTTTGTGCTTTTGTCTTAACTCATCGTACTTATATGTTAAGTATTGATTTCTTATATAAGAATCTTGATTAAATTCTAAACTGTTTATTTCTTCAAAACTATCTTCTATTTCTGCCAACCTAGAATTGTATCTTTTATACATTGGATATTGATTAACAAGGTGTATTACTGTTGCGTGATGCATTGTTTTTCCTTCTGATTGAAAGTATAAAGCAATGTTTGTTAAACCTATTCTCAATTTCTTTCTTAAAACATAACATACTAATGCTCTCATCTCTACATAATCTCTCCTTCTTGTGTTGTCAAATATATCAAGTCCAGATACTTCTTTTACACTATCTCCTATTTTCTTTATATCTTCTA